CTATGGGCGGTCAAGTTTGGTATTTGCAAGGCGAGTGGGCAATGCGGGCGGCAAAATATGTAACGCCGACAGTTTCGCTAAACGAGAATGACATGCGCGGGCAGTTGGCTATAACTACCAAGCATTCACGGCGCGACAATTTCAACACCGTCATCGGCACATTCAAGGGAATTGAAACCGAGGATCAGGCCAGCGATTACACGCCAGTCACAGACGCGGCCTATGTCACCGAGGATGCAGGGCGCGAGGTCACGCGAAATCTTGACCTTCTGTTTACCGACACGGATGCGATGGCGCAAGACTTGGCAGGATTGGCGCTGAAACGAAACCGCCAGCAGGTCACGGTGCAGGGCAATTTTGGTTTAGGTGCGCTTGATGTTATGATTGGGGATAACGTGTCGCTAACTGACACCAAGGCAAGCTGGACAGATAAAGTTTTCGAGTGCGTCGATTGGAAGTTTATGATTACGCCAGATCAGGATTTGCAGATTGCAATGATTTTGCGCGAGAACAACAGCAGCGTTTACGCATAGGAGTTTAGAAATGGCAGACCGTAGAGCAGACGAGTTAGACGCCCAAACTGGGGCAGGATTGGCTAGTGCTGATCGCATTTTGCATTGGGACGAAAGCGCCAACGCCACAAAGACTATTTCATACACCGAGTTGCTAAACGCGCTTCGAGCATCGTTGCTGAAAGACGAAGACGACATGGCGTCTGACAGCGCCACACATATGCCGTCGCAGCAATCAACTAAAGCGTATGTTGACGATGGAATAGGGGCATTGTCATTTCCGTCTGGTCTTGAATTTGTTTCCAGCCAAGATGCGGCGGCGTCGGCCACTTTGGATTTCACGGGCTTTGATGCGTCGTCATACGACAGCTATATTTTTATTTTGCAGAATGTCATCCCGACAGCTTCCGCGTATCTTACGCTGAGAACATCGACCGATGGCGGGTCAACCTACGACAGCGGTTCGGGCAATTATGAATGGGCGCAACATGGTATGATTAACAGCGGTTCTCACGCCCTTGATGGGATAACAAGCCAAACGTCGATCCACCTGACCGCCAGCGACAATGGGTCAAAAGAGGTAGATACAGCGGGCGGCGTTTCTGGTCGTGTGGAGGTTCTAGGCCCGCATTTATCACAGTGGACAATGATTAACGCTGGCCTGAGTTACATTTGCCAAAATGGGAACAGGTCAAGCATAATCAACGCAGCAGGCCACCGCGAAAGCGCTGCGGATGTGGATGCTGTCCAATTTCTTTTTGATACTGGAAACATCGCAAGCGGTACGATAACTATGTACGGCTTGAGAAATAGTGGTTCATGATGGGAACGACTGACGCAATCATAGCCTTCGAACCTGAGTTCTGCCCCGCGTTTGGGCAGACAGTGGTTCATATACCCGAAGGCGTGGCGGCTCTGAGCGAACCTGCCTTCTGCGCCCTGAAAGCCGATAGGATAGTCAACGATGGCATCCTCGGCTTTCATACCTTCTACGACCCTGCAAGCGGCGTGGCTACGTTTAGTCACCGAATGTCCACTTGGAAAGTATTGCTTAAACATTCCAAGCATCAGGACTTTGTGCGCAATAGCAACCTGACCAACACAACGCCACAGGTTTTTTATCTCAGGTCAAACGATCCACGTTGGGACAGGAAACTAATCGACTGGGCTGAATTGAAAGCCGCTGGGTTTAAATGCGTTGGCTCAATGGAAGCATTGCGAAACGAAGTGTCAGCCCTTGTTGGGCGGCACGACCCATTAGGAGGGAACGACGATGGCTGACCAACTGAACGACGAGGAACTGGAACACCTGCGCGACCTACTCACCGCAGACAAGCGGCGACAGTGGCTCGTGTCGGGTATTCGGCAAACCGCGATCTGGTTGGCGTCAATCTCTGCTGGCTATCTAGCATTCAAAACGCTGCTCGCTGAAATGATAGGGAAAGTACCATGAAACTTAACTGGCTACGAGAATTTTTCTTTGCTGTCATCGCAATGTTTCTGTTACTGCTGGCAGTTCCGCTTCTACCCACGGCGATAATGATACAAGTCAAAAACCTGACCGTTACGCCAGAGCAGGAGGTTTATCTGACGCGCACCGTTACCGTCCCGACAGACGGTTTATACACCTACGAGATCATGCAGGGTGACAGATTGCTGCCTGAGTGCAATCGCTCAGGCCAGACGTTCTACGAAGCGCGTGGACTTGAGCCAATTAACTACACGCTAACCTGCGCACCGCTGCCAGAGGGTGAGTACGAAATGCGAATGTGCGTCACGGCTGTTGCTGTTGCTGGCATTCGTCTGCGTCCTCATTGCGAGAAGGCTGATTTCACTGTGGGTCCAACATATGAAATGCGCCAACAAGCTCTTGAGGATCAAATAATAATGCTTGAGGAACTGGTGCAAGATTTGAAAGGAGACTGAGAATGTCTGGATTTCTGAAAGACCTGATTAACCCTGTTGCCGATGTGATTGGCAAAATAGTTCCAGATCAGGACAAGGCGCGAGAACTTGCGCATGAGATTGCAACAATGGCTGAGACACAAGCTCACGCTATTGCTTTGGCGCAGATCGAAGTGAACAGGGCCGAGGCTGGTTCTGGTTCTGTGTTTAAGGGCGGTTGGCGACCATTCGTCGGTTGGACCTGCGGCGTTGCATTAGCTTATCATTTCGTTGGTCAGCCAGTCATCATGTTCTCTGTCGCGATGTTCGGGCTTGAGATACCGACGCTCCCTGAGTTTGACATGGGCAGTTTGTTGACGGTCCTTATGGGTATGCTCGGCCTTGGTGGTCTGCGTACCTTTGAAAAGTTTTCAGGTGTAGATAAATGAGCCGAGGTGACGCGCTAAAGTATTTGCAAGAGCAATGCGGCACTACGCCAGATGGGGCGTTCGGCCCTAACACGGCGCGGGCTATTGCCAATCACTACGGGTACAGCGCTGAGGTTGGTGCACACCTTTTGGGCCAATGCTATCACGAAAGCGGTGGGTTTCAGATCACCGAAGAAAATTTGAATTATCGCGCTGAGACTATGATGCGGGTCTGGCCGTCCCGATACCCCGATGAGGCATCAACAAGCGGTCTGGCGGGGAACCCAGAGGCTCTCGCCAACCATACCTATGCGAACCGAATGGGGAATGGCGATGGAGCGAGCGGTGAGGGCTGGAAATACCGAGGCCGTGGGTTTATTCAGCTAACAGGCAAAAACAACTACACTGCATTTGCCGAGGCTGTGCGTCGGCCTAACATTGTTTCAAACCCCGACCCCGTTTCAACCGAATACGCTTTTGCTGCCGCTCAATGGTTTTTTGAGGCCAATGGTTTGATTGAGATAGCCAAAAGCAGCGTAAATTCAGCCACGATAAAGATCATCACCAAACGCATAAACGGTGGCTATCACGGCATTGATGAGCGGTCAGAGTGGACACGAAAAGTCTACAACTGGCTCAAGTAGGCAGCGCCTCAGTGGTCCGAGGCAAAGCGGCGGTGTTGGTTTCACTCTCCCATTGAAGCCGACACCGCATCCCCTAGACGATCCGCACGATGATTGGACGGAATACCTTCCTTCGATGTGAATAAATATGTTTACAAAGTAATAAGCATTTGTTATTCTGTACCTGTCAAATCGAAAGGAACTAAGACATGACTAAGTACATCGCAGAATTTTCTACTGGCGACGTTATCACTCGAAACAGCAAGTGCAATTACTCTCACGCTTACCGCGTCACATCGCCAAGTGGCGGCATCTATGGACAAGGGTTCTCGGCTCGCCATGATTTAGCAGAAAAAGCGGCTCGATCTTCAGGTCCAAACCGCTTCACCAAACGCGACCTACGCTATCCTCACTTGGCGGCGTATTACAAGAAAATGGCCACAGATAAGGGCTTTCAGAGCGTCGAGGCGTTTTTTGCAGACCATAATGCTTACGTCGATCAGTGGTGGTTGGACGCTAAGGTCGAGCTAGTAGAAGTTATGTGGTCGTAAACACGATTACAACTTTC